AATCTCAGGTCTACTACCAAAAAAATATGGAACGGTGGCGGAGTGGCCCAACGCAAGTGACTGCAAATCTCTACAACCGTGAGTTCAAATCTCACCCGTTCCTCCAAGCGACTGTGGCGTAATTGGTAGCCGCATCAGACTTAAAATCTGACGATGAATAGTGGTGCCAGTTCGAGTCTGGCCAGTCGCACCAAATATAGGTCCTTAGTAAAATGAATATTACGCGACGCTACGGACGTCGAAGTGGGAGTTTGATTCTCTCAGGACCTGCCAAGTATTACCCTGTAGTGTTAACGGTAGCATAACAGTCTCCAAAACTGACGGTCGCGGTTCGAATCCGTGCAGGGTAGCCAGTATCGGTAATATAGCCTAGATGGATAGGCGCGGGTTTCATAAGCCTGATAGGAAGGATCGTTACCTTCTATTACCACCAATGATGTGGGGGTTTTATCTGTTGACCTTTTAATGAAAATAACGGATAATGTATATTCAGTTGGGGATTGGTGTAGTGGTAGCACACCGGATTTTGATTCCGTTAGTATAAGTTCGATTCTTATATCCCCTGCCAACAAAGGAGAAAGGTATGAAGCGAAAGAAGATCGCTAGACCTAGAAATAATCTAGTAGCTCTAGCACAATTTAGAAAGGCTGGTAGCCATCGAAAGTCTAATAAGGCTATTCGTAAACAACTCAACCAAGAAGTATTGATGGGGGTATAACTTAACGGCTAAAGTAATCGGCTTTTAACCGATAAATCAGAGTTCAATTCTCTGTGCCCCTACCATATTAAAGCACATTATCACAACTCGGTAGCGCGACGCTTGGCTAACTAGTCAATGGCTTGAAAAGCGAAACAGCATAGTGTGCTTCAATATGGTTTTGCAAAAAGAAAACACTCGAAGCTATTAGCCTGACCGTAGCGACATTAAGAGTGGGGTACAAGTCCCAAGGGTTAGGCACCGATTTATGTTCCTCCGTAAAGGATGTAGTAAGGAGCTCTCAGTTCCCTGCCTAGTAGTTGTAATTGATACAAACAGGTTATCTAGTCAATAACAATGTGTTGATAAGTTCACTATGCCAAACACCGATCCAGCCTGACCACTGGTAGATTGTCTAAGGTAAAGCTCTCCTATATTACAGTAGCGAAAATCTACAAGGAACACCAAACAACCTGGCGTTCGTATAATGGATAATACTCAAAACTTCTAATTTTGAAATGGGAGTTCGATCCTCTCACGCCGGACCAACGATGGTGTCATTGGTGTAATGGTAGCACCCGAGTTTGTGGAGCTCGTAGCAAGAGATCGATACTCTTATGGCACCCCAAAGGAAAATTATGTATCAAGTGTTTTTTATAGATCCGTTTAGTGAAGCTGGTAACGTTGAATGTAAAACGTTAGATGAAGCATTGAAATGGTCAAAAGAATTAAGAGAGAATGGTAATCGTTTTGTTACGATTGCCTCAGAGAACCCTAACGCTGTTGGGGAACAAGGAGTGGATGGAGTAAAAGATGGCTTATTGCCAGATGGCACACCATACACATGGATGAAAAGAAGATCACAATAGAAAAGGAGGGCAATATGCCATCAGTGTTTTTGGTTTCTGACACGCATTTTGGGCACTCTGGCGTTTGCCGATTCCTGCGCGAAGACGGAACAAAATTAAGACCATGGGACGATCCGGAAGAGATGGATGAACATATGGTTAAGGTATGGAACGAAACAGTACGACCCAATGATAAGGTATATCACTTAGGTGATGTTGTTATCAATAGGAAATCTCTAAAGACGCTCTCGAGACTGAACGGCGATAAAGTTTTGATTCGAGGCAACCATGATATATTCAGAGATGATGAGTATCGTGAGTACTTTAGAGAGCTGCGCGCATACCATGTCATGAATGGAATGATATTGAGTCACATCCCCATTCATCCAGATAGTATTAGTCGTTTTGGAACTAACATCCATGGCCACTTACATGAGAAGCGAGTTAAAAAGATTCGCGGTGTTGATGTAAGAACCGGTGAGTTGTTATTCAGCAATGAGAACGATATAAGATATCACTGTGTATGTGTAGAACAAACAGACTTCAGACCCATCCTCTTCGAAGACGTGATTAAGCGTATTGAAGAAGAGGGTGGAACTGTAGGATTTAAGCCTCGTTAATTTAATGGTAGAATGCCCTCCTTACAAGTGGGATACGGAAGTTCGATTCTTTCACGAGGCACCAAAGGAATTATTATGCTGAAAGATAAAATCGATATAAACGAAGTGAGAAGCTTCGTCGAAAAATGTGGTCCAAATACAAAGCTCTTTATCGGTTGCGATTCAGAGCGAATGCGTATAAGAGGTGAATGGTTTGCAGATTATACGTTAGCAGTTGTTGTACATATAGATGGCCGCCATGGTTGTAAGATTTTTGGAGCAGTATCTCGTGAAAGAGACTTCGACCAACGAAAAGATAGACCATCTATGCGATTAATGAATGAGGTATATAAAGTATCAGAGCTCTACTTGCAGTTAGTAGAACAAATAGTGGAGTATGATATTGAAGTACATCTTGACATTAATCCAAAAGAAGAGTATGGTTCAAGTTGTGTAGTAAGCCAAGCTATTGGTTATATTAAAGGCACGTGTAACGTAACACCTTTAGTTAAACCACGAGCATTTGCAGCAAGCTATGCAGCTGATAGACTAAAAGAAGTATTGGCTGCATGAGATGGGCGAGTTGCCTCGCCCATTTTTTTATTGGAAAGCGTATGCATTGTTTATTGATATCAGTTAATGGTGGCAGTCGTTATAGAACGCCTGGCTCTCATCGCATTGCTACACACATGCGTATGCAAGGATGGGATGCAGAGGTGCTTGATTTTGTTGAGCACTGGACATTAGATGAGTTGAAAGAGTTCGCAAGATCTCGTATAACAAAACACACACAGTTCGTTGGGTTTTCATTTCTATACAGCTTCACTACATCAAAGACACTATTAGAAGACTTTTGTAAACATCTAAAAGAACAATATCCAGATGTACTATTAATTGGCGGTGGCCAATTTGAACCTCACAATCTACACTATATTGACTACTTCGTGGCTGGTTATGGTGAGAATGCATTAGATGCTATTCTTAAATATAAATTCAGCAATGGCCCTGCTCCAATATTCAAAGAGTTGCATGGCACGCGTGTAGTAGAAACTATGCACGACTATCCAGCAGCACCCTGGAAGAACCCAACAATCATTTATGAAGATCGCGATTTTATCATGCCAGATGAATGGGGGTTTATTGAATTCGCTAGAGGATGTAAATTTGATTGTGCGTTTTGCAACTACCCAATACGTAATGCGAAGTTTGATGCTACACGTGATTCTGATAATGCCTATCATCAGCTTGTAGATGCTTATGACCGATTCGGTATGTCGAACTATACCATAACAGACAGCACATTCAATGATGCAACTGAAAAGATTTCAAAGTTTGCAGACGTGGTGGAACGTCTACCGTTTAAGCCATGGTTTACTGGTTTTATTCGAGCTGACTTATTAATCTCTCGTAAAGCTGATCGCGAAGAACTACTTCGTCTAGGAATGTTAGGACAATTCTATGGCATTGAGAGTTTTAATCCCAAATCGACAAAGTTTATCGGTAAGGGAATGAGTCCTAGTAAGATCCAAGAAGGATTACTAGACATCAAAGAATATTTCATTAAACATGCAGGACACAAGTACAGACCAGCTATTAATCTGATTGCTGGTCTACCACACGAGACGAAAGAAAGTCTTGCTGCAACGTATGAGTGGATTAAGAATAAATGGCACCCTCTATATGCTCATGCAGAAGTGCTAGAAATTGTAGTCAGCGATAATGAAAAGAATTCCCACCTTTCTAAGAATCATGCTGAGCTTGGTTACCATACAGTTAATTTTCCTCTTAAAAATGAAAAAAACGAAGTACGCATTATAACACCAGAAGCAGATACGAAAGAACATTATCTGCAATGGGAAAATCAACACATGACCATATACCAGGCAGAAGAGTGGGTGAAGTCATTGTATAACATCTATAATGTTGGCAAGTATAATATGAGAGTGATTGATGCCTTACAGCTATCATCAATTATGTGTGATAATAATGGAGATCAGGTACCATTAGAAAAGAAGTTGTTTTTAACTGATCACACCAAGAAACCATACGAAGATAATTTTATAAAATTTGTTCAGCAATATAAACATAAAAAGTTATCGTTATAGTTGACTTTTTACATAAAGTCAGTATAATTGCATGTACCCAGGGATGGGACGTTATATATAATATACCGGTACAACGATATGGTACCCCAGTAGTCGGTAAGCTGGACCCACTATGCCTTCGGGGTAGTGTTTTTTATTAAACTCGCTTAATTCAAGGAGATACAAATGAGTGAACAATTCACGGCTCAAGCTAGCCAATTTATCGACGCCGTTCAAGGCGCAAAAACATCTTTCGTTCAGACATTCGTTAAGAACGCAGATGTAGCAAAATCCCTCAACGCTTTTATTGATGCACAAACAAAGTTCAGCAAGCAAGTTGTTAAAACTGCTGCAGAAGTAACTAACTTGTCTACACAAGAATTAGTTAAGTTTGATGCTAGCAAAGCTTTCGCTTTCGCCAAATAAATTAGGGGGCAATATGACTAATGCATTTCCACAATTCAAAGACTTCGATCGTTTCTTTATTGGATTCGATGAGCAATTTAATACATTGCAAAAACTTCATGATGATTTGACGAAGAATATTCCCAACTACCCTCCTTACAATATTAAGAAGGTAGGAGAGAATCACTATACTATTGAAATTGCTGTAGCAGGTTTCGGACAGCAAGATATTGATATTGAGATGAATGATGGTAAGTTAGTTGTGCGCGGCAACATTGGCACAGATGGAGAAGAAGAAAACTTCTTATTCAAAGGTATTGCTAATAGAGCCTTTACGCGCACATTCGCCCTCAATGATGAGATTGAAGTGAAAGATGCTGAGATGCTTAATGGTATGTTAAAGATTGCTTTGGAGCGTTTGATTCCAGAACATAAACAACCAAAAAAGATCCCAGTAAAATCAAAATCATCCAAACAGTTATTAACAGAAAATGTTTAACTGGATACCGATGACAGATGATGATGTTGAATGGGTGAATGGGAAGCAGTCGGCTCCCAAGAAGTAAAGGATGGGACGGGAGACCGTCCCAACTATTATGATATAACTGAGAAAGAATATAATGGATAAAATTATTTGTTTGAAATTAACATCAGGTGAAGAAGTTATTGGTAAGTTTCATAATGAGACTGGTGTGACGATTGAATTGAGAGATGTTGCATCTATCGTTATGATGCCTGGTGGCCAACATGGTCAAGTAGGTTTAGGTTTAATGCCTTTCCTTCCATATGCTGAAGATAAAGCATTTCCATTTAACAAGTCATTCGTAATGGTTCAATTCGAGCCAGGCGTGGATATGTTGAACAACTATAACCGCATGTTCGGTTCTGGCATTCAAATCGCTAAGGCAATCTAATGTCATATTCTCGTTGGTCCTCCTCACCATGGTACTCTTTCTGGAGAGCTGATTCTGGTCCTACTAAAGAAGAGCAAGTCCTCTGTCTTTGGTATAGTTTAGATATGTGTATGGATTGGACCTACGAGGAATTGATTGAGATGGACGTGGCAGACCTCACGTTAGCGTATACTGGCGTACCACACAATGAGATTTTAGAAGCAAAAACCCTTATAAATCAATTCATTAGTGATGTTGACAATGAATTCAAACCTGTGTATAATTGAATATGAAGCATTTAATTACTCATTATGGTGATAATAACGGTCGTCTAGCAAAGATTTATTTGATGGATGAGCAGACGTATGTGGTTTACTGTCATAGAGATATGAAAGAAGTAAATCATGTTTATGTTGATACAGCTCAACAAGCAGAGAGTATAGCAGAAGACTTTGTATTAGAAGCCTAATTCCTTAGGACCTTTGTTATGAAAATTGCAGTATGTAGTGATCTACATCTTGAGTTCGATAGACTCGATCCATCCCATCACCTTTTTAAGAACGTTGAAGGAGCAGACGTTCTAATTTTAGGTGGTGACATCCTTGTAGCTGCTACACTTAAGGAAGGCTCTACTCGCAGCCACAGACAACGAAGAGACGCTTTAGAGTTTCTCAATACCGTATGTAAAATATACAAGCATGTTGTGTATATCATGGGCAACCATGAGCATTATGAGGGCGACTTCAAATACACATCTAGCATCATTCATGCAACTGCTTGCAAACATGACAACCTACACTTCTTAGATAACCAATCGGTTGAAATTGACGGCGTGACATTTATCGGTGGCACGATGTGGACTGATATGAATAAAGAAGATCCAGATACACTATTTTTTATCCGCCGTCGTATGAACGACTTCGTTGGTGTACAGAACAGTAATCGTATGGTACAACGTCGTGTGCCATTATATGCTAAGAATCCTGATGGCTCAGGCACTTATCTTAAAGACGCTAATGGGTACTACATTAAAGAAGGCGAAAAGTTTAAAGAAGAACCTTCCACATTCTCTCCAGAAGATGCTGTAGAAGAGCATAAGAAGTTTATTGGAGTATTAAAAGAAGCATTGGTAGGTAAGGATAAAGTGGTTGTCTGCACACACCATACACCAACATATGCTAGTTGTCATCCACGCTATGCTGATGATAAAATAATGAATGGTGGTTACCATAGCGATTTGAGTGACTTGATTTTAGACAATCCGCAGATCAAGTTGTGGACTCATGGCCACACCCACGATCGTTTTGATTATATGGTCGGTACAACTCGAGTGGTATGCAACCCACGTGGGTACTCTGGCTATGAAAGCATTGCTGATCGGTTCTTACTACAGGTGGTTGAAGTATGATGAAGTGGATTCGATATTCTGGAGCATCGATTATTCTGAGCTTGAATCCACTTTACTGGAAAGTGTTGCCTTGGTGTAGAACCGAAACGACAAGAGAATGGCCAGAGGCGAGAACATATGCTTTTGGATTTCTTGGTCTTACAGTTAGAATTTGGTTAGATAATGGAAAGTGGTGATTATGAAGTTTACATTTACATCTGAGTTTCAAGGGTTCGGTAGCCCTAAAAATATATTAGAGTTTGAAGCAGATGACATCTCTGATGTTGTTATGTACTTTGAACAATTCCTTCGCGGCGCTGGTTATCATTTTGATGGCCATTTAGATCTATGCAACATCACACAACCAGCACTTGATAATGTGTGGGAGAGGTGGAACGAGCCAGAACAAGAATTGGCAATCCACGCTGATGATAACCAAGATAATACAAACAACGAAGAGTTGACTTTTCCAGACGTAAGATGTAAAGTATGCAATCTCACAGCTGAGCAACTCGGCGATCATAAGTGTTATGATACTAACTGCGGACTAAAATAATTGAATTTCTATACTAACGTTCACCTCCACAAGGCAAACATCCTTGTGCGAGGATATGAGAACGGTAAGCGCTTCCAACGCGAAGTGCGTTATCAACCATACATCTTCGAACCCAATCGTGTATATCGCGAACGCGGAGTAGACACGCCTTTCAAAACGCTGAAAGGTGAGCCTGTCTATAAGCAAGAGTTTGATAGTGTTTATGAAGCACGTGAACATATTAAGCAATTCAAAGGTATTCCTGGTAAGCCATTATATGGTATGGACACCTTCGTCTATACTTACATCAACGATAACTATCCTGGCGATATTGACTATGACCCTAAACTAATCAGTCTTGTGTCTCTTGACATTGAGGTTGACTCTGAAGGTGGTTTCCCTGACATTGCTCAGGCGGATAGAATGGTTACTGCGATTACTCTTCGTAAAAGAGGTAAATCGTATGTGTTCGGCCTTAAAGAGTATACAGTAGAGAGTGAAGATGTTAATTACCTCCTATGCAAAGATGAACACGATCTACTCGATAAGTTCTTACAAGCATGGAAAGCTCTTGACGCTGATGTGATCACTGGTTGGAATATTGAGTTCTTCGATATCCCATATCTTGTCAATCGTATTCGTCGTACGATGGGCGATGCATCTGCTAAACGTTTATCGCCATGGGGTCTACTCGATCAACGTAATATTGAGATTATGGGTAGAGAGTATACAATCTTTACACCTGTTGGCGTTAACATCATTGACTACATGCAAGCCTATAAGAAGTTCTCTTTTGCTCAGCAAGAATCATTTAAGCTAGACCATATTGCATTCATTGAGTTGGGTGAGCGTAAGTTGGATTATGCGGAGCTAGGTTTTGAGACGTTAGATGAGTTCTATAAAGGCGACTACCAAAACTACATTAATTATAACATCCGAGACGTTGAACTTGTTGATAAGTTAGAAGATAAGTTAAAGTTCTTAGAACAGATCTATGCAATTGCATATGACGGTCACGTGAACTACAGCGATTCATTTACATCAGTACGTATGTGGGATATTATCATCCACAACTATCTTCTTAATAAAGGGATCGTTGTACCAATGACTGACAAGGGATCAAAAGATTCGCAGATCGTTGGTGCTTATGTTAAGGACCCACAAGTTGGTATGCATAACTGGGTTGTCTCTTTTGACTTGAATAGTTTGTACCCGCACTTGATTATGCAATATAACATCTCACCAGAAACATATGCTGGCGAGATAGAAGGTCTTTCAATTGAAGGTATCCTAGACGGACGTTTAGATGAATATCGTGAATCAATAATTGCTCGTAATCAAACTGTAGCAGCTTCAGGCTGTTTGTTCGATCGCGACTTCCAAGGTTTCCTACCAACTCTCATGGAGAAGATGTATAATGACCGTGTTAAGTTTAAAAAGCAAATGTTGGCTGCTAAGCAGCAATACGAAACAAACAAATCGTATGAGATCGAAAAGGAAATCGCAAGATGCCACAACATGCAGCTTGCTAAAAAGATCCAGCTCAACTCCGCTTATGGCGCTTTGTCGAACATCTACTTCCGTTGGTTCAACAGAGACCTAGCAGAATCAATTACTAAGTCTGGTCAGCTTTCCATTCGTTGGATGGAACGCAAGATGAATGCATATTTGAATAAGGTATTAAAGACTACCGATGTTGATTATGTTATTGCTTGCGATACTGACTCAATGTATCTGGATCTTGGTGAGTTTGTTAACCAAACGTGTGAAGGTAAGACTACTGATCAGACTGTAAAGTATTTGGATACGGTTTGTGAGAAGGTATTCGAGCCTTTCATTGATAAGTCTTATGCTGAGTTAGCAGAATATGTTAATGCATATGATCAGAAGATGAAGATGAAGCGTGAGGCGATTGCTGATAAAGGTATCTGGACTGCTAAGAAACGTTATATCCTTAATGTGTACAATAACGAAGGTGTCCAATACTCTGAACCTAAGCTGAAGTTGTCTGGTATTGAAGCAGTACGTTCTTCTACACCATCAGCTTGTAGAGATAACATTAAGAGTGCTCTCAAGTTGATTATGACTTCTACTGAAGAGGACTTAGTTGAGTTCATTGCCAACTTTAGAGAAGAGTTTAAACTATTGCCATATGAGCATATTGCTTTTCCTAGAACAGTGCGTGGCTTAACGGAATATCATGACCCTGTTACTATATTCCGTAAATCAACACCAATTCACGTACGTGGTGCGCTAATTTACAATAATATGTTAAAGCAACATGGACTGACTAATAAATATCAAGCTATCGGTGAAGGTGAGAAGATTAAGTTTTGTCATCTTAAGTTGCCTAACCCTGCTATGAGTAATATCATTTCTACATCTGGCACTTTACCTAAAGAGCTTGACTTACTTGAGTATATCGATTATGATACTCAATTTACAAAATCGTTTATTGATCCACTCCAGACAATTTTAGATGTTCTGGGATGGCATACAGAAAAACGCGTAACATTAGATGCGTTCTTCTAAGAGGTCTATGGCGTCACCCCTCTTTAAATACTCTGCTGCCTATGCTGAAACTAAAACATAGGAGAATTATAATGGCAAAATATCTATCAACAAAAACATACGGCAATGATCGTGGGCTTTCATGCTGCTTTAGACAGTGGCGTTCAACACATAGTCACTGCTCATTACTACACGGATACTCAATCGGTATCAAATTAATTTTTGAATCTGAAACATTAGACGATCGTAATTGGGTTATGGACTTTGGTGGACTTAAAGCATTTAAAGAGTGGAGTGAGTATACATTTGATCACACGTTGGTGATTGCTAGCGATGATCCACACTTAGAGAAATTTAAAGCACTAGCAGCATTAGGGCTTAATGATGTTGGTGGTGTGTGTGATGTTCGCATCGTAGAAGCTGTTGGATGTGAGAAGTTTGCTGAGTTGGCATATAAGACTATGCAGGATATTTTATTAGCCTATCAGAGTGGGCAAGAATGGCGTCACCCAGATGGTCGTGCATTTCAAGCACGCTACCCTGTAGGCCAAGGTGTTAAGTTGCGTTCAGTTGAAGTTTTTGAACATGCTGGCAATTCAGCGGTGTATGAGGGGTAATGTTTTATGGCTATTAAAGAATTAGCTGATTTTGATTTTGGGTTTTCTGCTGTTAGTGAAGAAGAATTAAAAACTATTGAGCGAGAACTTGAGGCTACAGTGGCCTCAAAAGATCAACAAATTAAACAAGTGGAACAAACGTACCACGAAAAGTTGGGAACGCTTTATAATATGATCATGCCACTTCTCAAGAACCTAGCTAAGGATGAAGGTAAAGATTATATCTATTGGCCAGGTCGTAAAGAGAAGATGGAAGCATTCATTCGAAAAGTACAGGACGTAGTAAACGATGATAGTTAATTATCTTGCATTAGCGGTAGCTTTGATACTGTCATTTGTGGCAGCTTATTATAGTATTGTTGGACTCGCAGTAATATTCTCAGCAGCTATGATACCAGTCATTATTATGGCATCAACGCTCGAAGCTGGTAAGGTTGTAGCTGCATCATGGTTATATCGAAATTGGGACAATTCGCCTAGGTTTATAAAGTACTACTTAACGGTAGCTGTTATAATCCTCATGTTTATTACAAGCATGGGGATTTTCGGTTTTCTATCCAAGGCTCATTTGGATCAGAAGATTGCTGGAGGAGATACCAGCATTGAGTTAAAATTAATTGATCAACAAATTCAATCTGAGCAAAGAAGGTTAGATAATGCGCAGAAATCTCTAACTGCTCTTGATAGAATGGTGGATCAATCCGATACTGATGCTGCTGTTAAGTTACGCAGTGGTCAGGCAAGAGAACGTAAAGCATTGAGTACTGAAATCACTTCTGCATCTAGTACTATTAAAGATCTCAATATAAAAGCTCTACCTCTCAGAAAAGAAAATCTTAAACTTGAAGCAGAAGTAGGTCCAATTAAATATATTGCTGATATGGTCTATGGAGAATCAGTTGAAGGTGTTCTGGAGAAAGCTGTAAGAGCTGTTATTCTTATTTTAGTTGTTGTGTTCGATCCGCTTGCTATTATGTTACTATTAGCAGCGAGTCACTCTATTGCTCACTCTAAGAAAGAAACAGTGGAACCAGAAGTATCTAAAGATCAAGATGGTGATGGCATTATTGATGATTGGTTCGATTTCTTACACGCCAAAGGTGATAATGATTATGGCAATTGTGTTAAGTGCAACACGAAGGTAGTCTATGCTGATGGTATTGGTCACTTCTGTCCTAATCCAAGATGCGATGCTAAGGACACTCCATATGAAACGGAAGAAGAAGAACTAAACCATATGCCAAAAGTTGAGGACGATAAACAATCATGGTCACCACAATGGTATAAACGTGCAAAAGGGTTGATTCAGAAAAAGAAAGATGGTATAGTGGAGGTTAACAAAGATTCTATCGTCAATATGAAATAATCTAATGAAAAATATATTCCTCCCATTCACAATAGTTATTGTAGTTCTTGCTGCTGTTATCTTATTAGCAGCAGCAACAATCTCAATGATTTTCTCTGTGGCAGCTTCAGCAGCTGCCTACGTTATTATAAGGTTACTTGTTTGGCAAGAAAGCATCTTCCTCATCAAGCTAACGAAAGTATTAGGCACTACCCAATTTGAAAAGGAAATTAAATGAGTTTGATTGATAAAATTCGTAAGAATAGTACGATTAAAGATACAGACATTCTAGTAGAGTCAAAGTTCTTTAAGAAGAAGGATATGATTCCTACTGCAATTCCTGCTATCAACGTTGCATTGAGTGGTCGTCTTGATGGTGG